GTCCGTAAGATCGTACATCGAAACCTTCGTCGCGGCCGATGACTCGAACGGCTGGCCTAGCTGCGTATTGTAGAAAGTCTGTTTCGATTCCGGATCGTCCTTGTTCAACAGCCACGTTGCCGCGAGTTCGGATACCTTCTTGATGAAGGGTGAATACAGTTTCGACGCGGTGAAGCCCGCGTGGTTGTTCGGCACAGCCTCTCGCTTGCAATGCTTGCACGTCGCTAATCCGACTTCGTTCACGGCGTCCCAATTCCAATTTTTCTCTTCGGTTGGTTTCTGATGCTCTTCGCAACAGACAAACTCGCGCGTCTGCCGCCACTTGATCGCGCCTTTCGTGGTCAACACCTTCATGCGTTCGGCGTCGGTCCATGCGGTGCCACAGTCGAGACAGAAGATTGCCGCCGTCTCTGGCTTGTGCTGGCCGCCTTCCGTCTTGTCCCACGACACGTGCTTGAAGAAGTCCCACGTCGCCTCGGCGTTGCAGTTCGGACAACACACAAACGGCCGACGCTGATCCGATTCCATGTAGCTGCGATAGATGCGCGACGTTTCCAACATCGTCGGCGAACACGTCCGGATGTGAAGCGAGTTGGTCGCAAAGGTTGACGTGCGCTCTTCCGCAAGGATGACCGGATCGCCTTCCTTGGTGGTTTCGTACTTGTCAATTTCGTCAAGCATCGTCACGCGGATTGCGCGCATGGCGAGGTTCGTCGGTGATCCGGCAGATTCGAGGGCCAGGAATCCACCGTGGAAGGTCTTGAATGATTGCGTCGCATCGCGCGCGCCGTCATTGTCGAAGACCGCGCCGATTTTCTTCGACGCCTTCAACATCGGCGCGAGTCGCTCCTTCGAAAACGACTTGACGCTCGAATCTTTTGCTTGAGTCAACATCATCGGGCACGGAGACAGGCAGGCAAAATACGCGATGGTGTTTTCAAGCAACGTCGTCTTCAAAAGCTGTGTGCATGTCATCGCCGTAATTGTCCGGACGCCGGGCTCGGTCACTGACAACATGGGGCCACGTGCGACTTCGACTCGCGATGTTAGGAACGGCCCCGACACGGCCGCGCCCGATCCGGTCAATACGCGATACTTGTCCGCGAACTCGCACACATTGAGGGTTGGCACCGGCCGGAATTTGAACGCATCGCGGATCGTCTTTTCTTGCGGCTTCATGACGGAATCTCCGGGAGTGCAAGATCGTTGATCGCGGAAACCACCTCAGCCTTGAACGCGGCGCGGGCAGATGCCGTCGTTTCCAACCGATCCGGGATCGACAAAAAGCGGTCGCGGAGTTCGGCCACGCATTCCGCGATGATGTTCCGGAGCGGTTCAACCTCAATCATGGTCCCGCGCATCTGATCCATTTCGATCTGACGACGCTCCACGGTCAGGGCTTGCGCTTGCCGCTTAAGGTCCGCGAGCGATCCAGATTCATTCTCGCCAGCGGCTTCGCGAAGTAACCACTGGATGACTGTCGGCGGATCGAACCGGAGCGGCGATCCACGGCCAGCGCCGCGCGTGCATGGCATGCCGGAAGCGACGTGCTTGTCGATCATGCGCGGCGTCAACCCGGTGAACGCGACTAGCTGCATCCGATCCAGCGGCGCGACGTTCGACGGCGACGGCGGCGCTGCATCGTCATCGGCGGCATCCCACCAAGCGTCGGGATCAGTTCGCGGCATTGCGCTTCCGATCCAATGCGGCTTCGATGATCTGGCGGAGCGCGGCGGCGCGGTTTGGAATCCATTCATCACTGATGAATCGATCAAGCTTCGCCAACGTCGAGTCGGTCAACGCGACGGTGACATAGGTTGATCGGATTTTGGTTTTCGGTTGCGGCATGATGGACCCCGGATGTTCGGTTTAGTCACTGTCATGCGATGCGCATCTTATAGCGGAAAATTATTTGCACGCCAACCAACGAATAAAATTCCGAGGTAACCCCAAACTAGACAGTATACTGCCAATCTCAGATGAAATGCCCTTGCGTGCCCGTGTAGTTTTTACAACCTCTGGTTAGGACCCGCTAAAACCACAGAGAAATTTATTTCGATTTCGGATTGTCGAATAAATTCAGCGAAATAAATTTGGCGGCATGGTGGTGGATCGGCGAGTTCGCTTGATCATGATGTGATGATGCATAAGGACGCGATGGACACGACGGCACATCATACGATGCGATGTGGATGTAGTTCGCTAACATAATTTAGGTCCGTTAGGTCCAGGGTCTTTCCCACAACCTTCTCTTATATGCGTCACCCTACATGCCTTATTTAGATGCCTAGGGTGCCGACATACGCAATAGTTTTGGGAAAGACCCCGGACCTAACGGACCTAAATTATGCTAAGGCTCACCAATCATATTCGTTTCGCAGCCGAATGCCCTTGTAAAGCGGTACTCTAACATCACCATCACGACCTTTGGAATCATGCACGCCGTGGCCGGTTGCCAACAGATCACGGCAGAAGATCGGATAGGACATATCGCGCAAGTCTTCGGAATCTTTGAACGAAAGCCAATCCGAAAATAGCGCTTCCTTCACTATCGACGCATTGGGATCGTATACACACCGCTCGCGAATGAAGAACATCAGCGGCGACGAAGCATCGATCATCCGCTGCAACATTGCCTTGCCTTGCTCGTTTTCGAGAAACCGGCCGCGAGTCTTCAACCGCTTCCAGCCTTCAATGGCCCATAGCAAAATTCCCGACAACTCCGGCAACAGCTTTGAGTCCAAAGTAGGGTCTTCCCGACCTAGCCAGCTTTCGAGGCTTTTCAGGCAAACGAATCGGTTGGCGAACGCGCCCGACACGTCCGGCGCGGCAAGTTGCATGTTCGTCAATATGAAGAAGCGGACCTTTAGGAAGCCCGTCCATGCGTCCTTGTATTTCCGGTTGAAGGTGATCGGGTCGCCGCCCGTGATGCGCTGGATGTTGCCCGTAACCTCGCCAATGTCCGTTCTGGACGTGATGCGCATATCGGTCACGAAGGCCGCCAGTTTCCCAACCATCGTGTCCAAGATCGGATCGGAAGCGATCCCGCTGAATGATGGCGAGCAACAGTTTTCAGGCCCGATCAATGCTTGCAGAACGCGGATGGTCGTCCCCTTGCCGCCGCGTGGCGGAGAGTCCCACAAGAACGCCTTCTGAAGCGAATTGTCCGGCAAGAGGTAGTAGCCGAAAATTTCCTGTAGCGTCTCCACGCTGCCCGGCGATCCCTTGAACACGTCTTTCAGGAAGGCCAGCCATTTGACCGGCGTTGGCGCTTTCCAATGGTATCCATACGACAAGGCGTTACGGTTGAAAAAGTTGGCAGTCTTCGCCAGCTTGGTTTTCGTCGGCAGATGCAACAGACAATCGTTGAAGGCCAGAACTTCGGCGGGGTCGATCACCGATCCGTCGTCATGTTTCGGCTGATTACCAAGCCAACACGGCGGCGCGAACGATCCGGTCGGCTTGTGGCATACAGCCTTCAGCGCGTCGGCGACGTTCCGCACATTGCCCGCGTTCGGCTTATAGCTCCGCGCAAGGAAGGCGTACAGTTCGGCCTTGATCGTGTCGTCTTGTATCTCTTCATAATAGGTTCCGGTCCAAGCAAGCCAATCGTCATTCGTGTGGATCAACGTCGGCCGCTGTTGCTCGCGATAATCCTTCGCGGCTTTGTATGGGTTCTTGGGACTGTTTTGGAAAACTTCTTTGGTCTCCGGTATGTCGTCCGGAATCTTTTCCATCGCGTCGCGCGAGGCCTGCGGAAGGTCATGCATCTCCGATTTCAGGCCCGGACGTGTTCGCTGTGCCGCCAGCTTGTCAAAGACCATTTCGATGCTGGTCGCCACATCAACCGGCTTCACGAAACGATTCTTGTCGCCGCGCTCCTTCATCACATCGACGATTATGGCGCTGATCTTCTTCTCCGCCGTGCGCTTGGTGATACCATATGCGTGAAACTCACGGGCGGCCCATTCGATGGCTTCCAACATCTCCGGCGCGGAGCGCGCGGCGTGCAATGTCGAATTCGGCAGCACATGATCATCGACGAAATCGATGTCACATTTGTTATTCCAGTCGTGGACAGGCTCTTGAATTCTGGCTGATTCAGTGGTAGACATCGCGCTTCCTAACTAAACTTAGCCCGGTTCGCTTTTGCAGAGCGGCCGGGCTTTCGTTTGCCCGGCGCGGGCGGATGGCAGTCAATGTCTCAAGCCTTGCAGCGCCGTTGTTACTCCGGCTAATTTGCTTGGCGGCGGCCCGTCTTGTGTTCGCTCTCATGCCAGCGTTTCAATTCCGCCTTGCTGTATAGCTCCGCGCGCCCTACCGTCGCGACGGGCTTCGGAAATTTGAAACGGCCTTGCGTCGCATAGGTGCGAAGCGTGTAGGCGCTATATGGAAGATCAGAGTTGCATAGCGTCGTCAGTTCTTTCAGGTCCATGACCTTCTTCCTTCTTCTGTGATACCACTTACCAGTCGAAACTTTCCGCTTCAACCAACGAACTTTGCGTGCGGATGATCATGTCAAGCTCGGCGCGAGTCAGAGTCACGTACTCGCCGCGCGCTGTTTTGAGTTCGATGCTTTGCGCGCCGATCCATATGCGAACATCTTTGCGCTGGATAATTTCGAACTTGTCGGGCATGACGATCACTCCGGACGCCAGCGCACCAAAGGCGATGCGCTGGCGTCACACCAAGGTTAGTCGGCACCATCATCATGCGGGAGCCCGACCATCGGCGCTGCCTTCTTGGCGTTGAACCGGGCGTAGATGTTGGGGATGGTCGCTTGCAGTTCTGCCTCGCTTTGCAGAACCTTCGGCGCGTTGTCCGGTCGAAGCCCGCGATGCTCGGGCTGTGAATTCGTCAACGCGCGTGGTGCGTTCATCTTGGTGAAAGCCGATGACCGCACGCTGTCAATCGACTTCACCTCGCCCGCTGCGAATGCGGCAATCGCTGCCGAATGCTGGGCAACGGGTATGCCGCTCAAGGTGCCGTCCGTGCTCATTTTCTCCATCACGTCGTTTGCGGCGTCGCTACCGTGCGCTCTTTGGGAGGCGTAATATGCTTTCTTGAGTTCTTGGGCCATCTGGAATCTCCGTTGATTGTTTCGTACGATACAAACTGTCTCGAATTTATGCGCGGCCGACACAACCACAGTATCGACCGCGCTCCCAACCCGTTGCGTGCAAAAGCGGCGAGGTTGGAATATCGTCGCGACTGCAAGGCGTCGTCGCGACGAATTGAATTTGGTGACGGTCGCCGATGTCCCCGGATAATGGACTTGGCGACCGTCGTCCCCGCACCCGCAGGAGTTGGGCGGGCGCGAAGCTGTGATTACTTGCCGGGGAACGGCAAGCCGACGGCCTTGAAGC